ACCAATGTATTTCTACTAGGCCAAGTATTTTTGAGTGTTCGCCTAGTTCGCTAGATCCTAAAAACCAGTCCCACATTTCGCGGGCTTGCGCTTCGTTTTTGTATTGAATGTCTGCGGCCGCCCCTGTCGCGTGTACCGATAGTTGCGGGGGGTTGGCGTTGTTTCTCATGTTTCGTAAAACATATGTACCTAGGCATTTTGTGTGCCAACGTCGAGAACATAGGTCTACTAGGCGACGGATACCGGGTGTTTCTTTTCCTGCGTTGTAGGCGGGGTAGTACGGGTATTTTCTCACGGTGTCGGCGGGTCCTTGGGGCGGTCCTTCAACCCGTTACCGGCTAATACGCCAATAAGCCCGCCCGCAAGGGTCATAAGCATTGGTGAAAGTACGGACCACGCTTCGCTATCGTTTGGTGCTTGTTCGATTGGTTGCGTAATAAATAACAAGCCCATTAAAAGAGAGCAGATAGACAACACGAACGCAATGGTTAAACCTACGGCGACAATTAAAATTATGCGGGCTTTTATTTCCTCATTGGTTAGACGTTCCTTAGGCACAACGGCCCCCCCCTATTTGTGTTTGTGTTCCGACGGTTTCGGGCGCTTTGTTTTTTACGCGTTCACAGTTTACGCGTGTGCGTTCTAGGCAACCCGTAAGCGTTCCTGTCAATAGCAAAACGGCTAGTAGGCGTTTCATGTTGCGGGCCTTACTAACGGTGGTGGCGGGTCCTCGACGTGTTCCCATAAAACTAGGACGCCTTCGCATAGCACCCAACCGGTGTCGTACCCTGCTTCTAGTAGTAATAGTTCGGCTTGTGCGTTTGTCATGCGGATACTTCCATAAGAATAATCGTACTTGTACCGGCGCTTCCGTATTGAACAGATACAGAGGCTGTGGCGAATTGACTAGCGAACTGTGTTTTATAGGTTGTGGCGCTAGTAGTTGCGGGGCTATCCAACGCAACGCCAGTAATGCCAAAAACAAGATCCGAACCTACGCCCGTAAAACCGGCGACGGTTGTTACCGTTTGAATGTTTGTAGAACCTCTAAGAATAGCAAGGTTCATAGAAGTAAAACCGTTGGGCGGTGCTTTGTAACATTGTGGGTGGGCAACATAAACAAGAATTTTACTACTAGACGATTGTGGCGTAATTGTTGCCGTTAGTCCCGTGTCGGCAAGTGTTGAACTAGACGACGCCACGGCCGTACTTGTAGACGCGCTAACTACTTGAAGTATGCGAAACGCCCCGCGTAGGTCGTTAAGCCATGCGGCCGTTAAAACGTTTCCGCTTGTCTGTGTTGCGGGAAGGTTTGTGGGTGTTGCCATAATTTTTTATCCTAATTTACTTGTATTCAAAACGCCGTAATACGACGAATTAAGCGTAAAACTAAACCGCGTAATTGGGTACAACGTGAGGTTATAGGTAAGGGTCGTACTCATGGGGGAACTAGAAATAGTCCCGCCTTCCACATTACATGTGTATTGAGAACCCCTAAAAGCAATGTTTATACCCTTAAACGGAAAACAAGCCTTTAACGCCGCGTCGTTAGTTTGGTTCTCTGTAATACATGAAAGAGTGACGGGTATAACCGTTGCCGTAGACAGACGCGCTAAGGCGGTTGTAGCCGTGGTTACGGCTTGGGCGGTGCTTACGTCGTAAGTGTCGAATTCCCATACTTTGTACCCTGTGCCGGCGCTTTGGGCGGCCAAGCCTGACGGCGAAGCAATTACCTTAGTGGCGTAGTTACCTTGTAAACCGGCTAGTTCTAGCGTGTTGTATTTGTTGGCAATGCTAGAAACCACGGCCGTGGTGTCTGTAAATTCGCATATAGGAAACGGTCCATTATCGCCACGTGGGGCCCATTCAATACGGCCGTTTAAATCGTCAAAAGCGGCCCCAGTTAAATAGCCTTGTTCGGTCGTAATAATTTTGTTGAGAATTGTTAGGCAATTTTCGTTAGTGAAACTTTGGGCCGATAGGTAGGCCGCGCCGTTTGTCGCGCCTATGTATACGTCAATGCTTATGTTTGCTAGAGCGGCCGTGTTAGATAATGCCGAACCACTTTGGGTGTTGTTTATCCATGATCCCGTAACGGTGGCGCGTCCCGCTTGGCCCAAACTGTCGTTTAAGGTAAGCGTCCACGTGTCCTCACTAGGGACAATGCCGTAGTTAAAAATAAAATCCACAACATAAAACGCATAGGACCAAACGGTAGTAGCGCCGTTTAAGGCCACTAGTTGAACATATTGGCCGACGCTAATACTTGGGGGAGTTGTGTAGCCACGGCCAGTGATGACGGCCGTAGAACCCCTAAACGGGTCCGTATTGTACGTACGGCCTAGCGTGACGTTTACCGTCTGAATGTTGGTAAGCGTCGTAGTGCCGTTTAGGCGGGCTTCCCACGTGTAACTAGGCATTGGAAACCGTAATAGGAACGGAACCGTTAGCCCTCATGTAACGCCGTAGAGCGTCTACAACGGTATTAGGGTCGCCACCGTTCACGTTTATTGTCACGTTGGTGTTACCCATAGCGCCTAGACGGTCGAGAGGTATTACGGCTTCGGGGCCTTTTTCGCCTATTAAAGCCAATGTGGCTTTATTGACAATACCGCCCGCGGCCATGGCGGGGATCGTGTCTAGTCGTGACTTGTCGGCCCCTGACGGCCCGCGACCTTCGGCACCGATAAGCGGTCCTAATGAAACCTTAGAAAGCGAAACAATATCCTTGCCGGGCTTAACTAAGTTAATGCCACGAATGACAACGTTAATAGCCGTGATCCATGCGTTTACCATGAACTCGAAATAGGACGCTATGCCGTTTACAACGTTTCTAACAACGTTTCTAAAACCTTCAAACTTGTTATAGGCCACCACTACGCCCGCAACCAGTAGGGCAATTCCCGCGGCAATAGCCGAAAACGGGTTTAGAGCCATAGCGATATTTACGGCTGTAATTGCTAACGCTACGCCACCGATAGCGCCCGCAATAGCGACAAAAGCGCCGGGGTTGTCTTGTGCCCATGCGCCGAACTTTTGAAGGATAGGTAACGCCGCTTCGATAACTGGTAGTAGCGCGGTGCCTATGCTTTCTTTTGTTTCGTTCATGGCAATGCCTAAACGTTTGAATTGTCCCGCCGTTGTGTTAGCGGCCGTTGTGGCAGATCCCGCAAACGTGGTACTTAGTTTGGCCATTACTTCATCGAGAGACGCGCCACCTTTTACCATTTCTCGTACGGCGGGGTCTAACTTGCCTAACGCGGTTAGGTTGCCACCGTAAGCCTTTTCTAATGCCTTCGTGACAGTTTCAAGCGATACGCCCTTAGCGGCGCTTATGTTCATGGCAAGGCCCGCGGCCTTTTGGGCTTTCTCAATTGAACCCGTAGCACGTGCTAAACCTGCCAACGCGGGGCGTAGTTCGTCGTCGGTAAAACCTAATAACTTGCCTTGTTGCGATATCCAGTCCTCGGTAGCGGCTACGGCTTTATCTGTGGCACCCGTAGACGTGCGTAAGGTTCTTGCTAGTTCGGCCTGACTAGCGGCATCTTCCATAGCGGCTTTTGTGGCGTCGCCCAACGCAACGGCTAAACCACCAATAGCGGCGGCGGCGGGTACGGCCGCTTTTTTTACGGCGTAAGCACTTTTAGCGCCGACGCCTTCAAGTTGTGAAAACTCGCGCTTGGCCTTATCGAACCCCTTTGTATCTAGGGACGAGATAATAGGTATGTTAATTGCCACTAGTCGCGCCTTTCGATCCGTAGGTTCTTGTTCATTCTCTCACTAACACGGTCAAGAATTAACGATACTTCGTGTTCTACTTCGGGCATGACGGCCCCAACGGCGGGCGCTAATGCGCGGGGCGCTTGGGCGTTTTGTTGTTTGCCTTGGGTTATTAGGTTTTGTACGAATTGGCTACTTCCGTTTACCCCGGCATGGTCCCATATTGCCCCTGCGGCGTCTTTTTGTTGTGCGGTCAATAGCGAGAATGGGCGGGCCTTGTAGTCCACGGTTTGCGTATAGGCACCCGGTACGGCGTTCCCGTCTAGGTATAGGGGGCGTGTGTAGGTTACGGAACGTTCTTTACTTCCCCGTTTCGCTACAAGTGTTTTAACGCCACGGTTCACGTTGTTTAAATCGAATGTAGTTTCGGAACGGCCTTTAATAATTGAACCACGGGCCATACCCGTTAGCGGGTAGTCCGTTGGGATCATGGAACGGGCGCTAGTAACAATTAAATTGCCCGCGCCGCTTTGAATGTCTTTCGTTATCTGACGGCGGTACGACGGGTCGAAATCGTTTAATTCTTTTAGGGTTTCTTGAATACCAAAAACCTGTAGTTCACTTGCGACGGGCACTCTTAGCCTGCTTGTCTAACACGTGTATAACGGTCGCTATGTCGCGCGTATCTATTGGAATATGCGGCGGCCAGTAGCCCGTTACTACCAGTATTTCTGCTAGTTGGCGGGAATAGGTCCCGCTTGCGTAGGGTTTGTGGGTTCATTGTCCACCACTTCTAATAAGGTAATTGTTTTGGCGTAATCGTCCATAGATACGGGAACGGTAAGGCCCGCAAGTTTTGACGCCTCATACGCAAAAAATGTTAAATCCTCGTAACCGATACCGTTCGCTAAGTCGGAAGCGCGTTTTTTGTATTTGCGTTCCCACATAATCATTATGTAAAGGTTTGTTTTTACGTCTGCGGTTTCGCCGTTGCGTTCTACTCGAATTGTTATATTCATGTCGGGGCCTTTCGGTTACGGGGTTACGTCTGCGGTGTAAACGCCGCCATGAAACGTTATTGAGGTGGTGCTTAATTCACCAAGAGCAAACGAATGAGGTAGTTCGGCCAAGAAAGCCCCGGTTAGGGTAAAGCCGGGGTTGGTGGCACTATCGGCACCTACGGCGGGTTTCACAATAACGGTAGTTGCGGTGCCTACTAAGTCTTTCAATGTTGCGTAGGTTTCCGAAGCGGCGTAAGACATATACAGATCTAGGGTTACTTCGTGGTCGCCCAAGCCCTTAACGTACTTGTTGTCTACGTCGCCGAACGCCGTAGCGGTTAGTTCGGCGTAACGCTGTGTAAACGTGGCCGAAGTACATTGGTCCGACAGATCGACGCTATTAACGGTTACTACGGGGTTCGATAAAATTGTGCTTGTTGCCATGGTGTTTATTCCTCGGTTTCGGTTGTGGTTTTGACTTTACTAGGTTTCGGGGCTTTTGTGGGGGAAGGTTCACCAATGAACCCGCCCGCGATTAGTGCGGCAATGTCTACGCCTTTTGCCTTGGCGCTGTCGGCGTCGTAAAACGCGCCTACGGTGCCTACTCGTTCGGAAAGAATTACATACATGGTCTAACTCGTTTGGGCTTGAATGTTTACGGTGAGATCATAAGCGGGTAGTTCCACGCCACCAATTAGGGCCATAGTTGGCCTGCCTGCGGTAATACCAACATTGGAACCTAGGACCTTGGCGGCAAGGTTCATTAGTGATCGTTGGGCGTCTAGGTTGCCGGGGCCTAGCGTGATACAACGAATAGGGAACGTCATTTTTACTATGTTGTAGTTCCACACTTCAAACGTGGGGGCGTCAATAAATACGCATGGCGGAACAAGGTTACGGGGGTCCGTCACTACTTGAAGCCCTGTAACGGTGCCAAGTTTCGCCGCTAGGTCGTCTAGGCACTCGTTAAACAAGTCTGTAAAGGCCGCTACGGGCATTAGGCAACCTGTGGGCGGTCAATACCCAATAGTTGTTTAATGACGCCGTTTAAGCCCGTTACGGCACCGCCACTCATGCCGTCAAAACTTGCGAAACTGTCAATAGATCCGCGTTGCCGGTACAACATTCCCCCATATTGAATAGCGCCTAGCGACACGTCGCCCGACGGCGAAGTAGACAAACTGTCCAAGTAGCCCGCTTCACGACGACGGCGATAACAGAAAGCGTTAGCGGCGGCCGCGCATTGGGTTAGGAAACTAAGATCGGAAGCCGAAGCGGTTCCAATGCCAAGCCAGTCCTCAATATTTCCTGCGGTAATCCAAGTACAAACGGGCGTAATGGTTAGCGTCCCATTAGGGATAGCCTCGCTACGTTCTAGGTTTGCCGCTTCGTCATAAAAAAGAACTTGGTTCTCTATCGGAAACTGTGGGTCTAGTAATAGATCGCCTTGGTCGTCTACGCCAATAAACAAAAACAACGGACACGCGTAAACCGTGTGGGTACCGTTTAAGCCGTGGCCTAAGCCCGCAACCGTAATCGTGTCACCGGGCGTAATGTCGGCGTTGGTTAGTAGTTGAACTACCGCGTAGTTGTCTAGCCGTTGGTGGTGGGTTACAGAATAAACCGCCATAGCGGATACCCGCCTTTCGGTTTAAGACTTGACTAGTTTTACGAACTTAGTAGCGTCGGCCATGAAGCCTGCTGCGTAACCACGGAACGCAATAGTACGGCCCAAAGTTGAAGGTACGTCGATAGAGATTGCGCCTTTTTGCTGTTCGTAGAACTCGAAACCTGCGGCCGCGCCTGCGGCGTGTCCGATAATGCCTGACAAGTTGCCGCTAGCGGTTCCGCCTGCCATGTTCTTATCAACTACCAATGTAAGGCCCAACGGGTTTCCGTTCCAAGAGTTAGCGGCTTGTGTTCCGCTTGCGTTCATTGGCCCGACTGTTGGAAATACCGGCCGGCCGGTTGTGTCCGTAAGCATTCCCAATTTTGCCCATGTTACGGGGTTCATGACCCAATGGGTAGGAAGGTAGTTAGACGTAGACGAAATTTGGTATGCGGCACCGTAAATCGCTTCGATCCAGTCGGCAGGGCTTGAAAGGTCTACGACAGTTTCGGTTTGTGTTGTGCCCGAAGTAAGCAAGTCCACGGCGTAGTTATCGGTCGCTTGGCCGTAGGCAATAGCCAGTTGGTCAAGGATAATTGAGATAGACGCCGGATCGGACCAGTCGAGATCTTGTTCGGACACGGTTACATATGTACCGAATGTCAATTTAGAAATGTCCGTATTCGACACGGTCACGGTTGAAGGATCAAGCGCGTTCAACTGGCCTGTTGGCTGTTCCGTCACGACGGGGCGTACCGTAATTTTTGGGCGGCGGAATGTTGCGCCGGCTGTTGGAAGCGCCTTAGTCCCAATGGCTGTAACAAAAGGCCTCACCGGGTTAAGTCCGTCGTACACACTGCCGGTAATAATTTCAGGCAAGATGCCGGGGGTGTCGGCTGTGGTGATATTTGGCGCGGCGGCGCTAATACGTGCGTTCATTTCTGCGAATGCGGTAGCACCTGCGGCAAATGCCACCATGTACTCGGTTGGTGACGGCAATTTATGGCCTGTCGATACTTTCGCCCACAACGGGGTTACTGGTGTACTTGCCTCAATGTTTGCGGCGTTTTCGGTGACTTCGGACATGGTTTCGGTTTCCTCTACTTCGGATACTTCTAGGGTTTCGTCGGCGTCGGGTTCCGTCTGATTACTATTATTACCACTTTGCGCGGCTATTTGGTGGATACGGCTACCGGAAAATGCCGGCATGGGGACAACCGATAGTTCGGCCCATGTAGCGGCGGTAACTTCCATGGTTCCGTTTTCGTCGTAGGACCATGCGGTAGGTGTCGCCCCAACGCTTACGCCAGTTAGTACGCCGTCCATGGCTAACGTCAAGGCTTCACGGCCGTTAGCCGTGTCACTAATGCGAGCCTCGAAGTACATACCGTCGGACATTTCTACGCGAGCGGTTACAACGCCAATAGGGCGGGTGTTGTCGTGATATTGAAGTAGGACGGGCGCTTGGCCTTCGGTTGGCATTGAACCGGGCATAAAGCGAACCGTTGTACCGTCCGAAGTTGTCGCGTCCACGCCATATGGAACCGCAAGGCCCATAATCGTACGCTTCGGGGTGCCGTCGGGCGCGGCGGCGTCAATGGTAATTGGTGAAGGTTGAAACTTAATCATGGGGTTAATCCTCGTTCATTGGGTTTGGGTGGTTTGGTATT